AGGAGAAACACGACCAACAATGCGGCGAGATAAAACCAAATGTCTTTCAACATTTGTTGGGTCGTCCTTAATTTGGAACTATATTTTGAATAGATAAGTCCGCCTCTTGCTGCGTTTTTATAGGGGTTGAATACCAATTATCAAGCAACTTGGTATTATGAGGTGTGCTGGTTTTCAAACAATGAAGCATGTATCGCATCATGCGGTAGATATTCCATTGGTCGGCGACGCCGGCAAAATGTAGGATGAAATCGCCTGGCTGGAATAGGCGGACCGATGGGTCGGTGGCGAGATTCTTGGGGCCGAACAAATAAGCATTGAAAAGTGCGTGATTATTGATGGTTTCAATCATTTTAGTATCGGGCGGGTTCTTTTCGTAGAGTCGCACCATCGCTGCATTTTCCCACCAAATATGATTTGTAAGGTCGGTCTGTTGATAGGTGCGTGCTATAAAATCTTTGAGCCATGCGGAGCGGCCTCTAAGGAGCATGTTACCTGAATTGAGATTGCCGACTACATCACGGGTCCAAAGAAGATCCTTATTTGGTGGAAGGAGCGGTACGATGGCGGTTTCAATATCAATCGCCTGGTTGGTTATTATAACATCCGCATCGGACCAGAAAATATAGTCGTATTGGTCTATAAATTGTAAGATGTAGCGAAGTTTGGACCATGGAATAGGTCTTGAACGGTCCCATACCTCTTTACCACCAATATGTAAATCGTATCCGTGTTTTATGGCATATTCACGCTTGGTATTGAGTCCTGGTTCCATCGCCTTGATGTAATCGGCGCCGATGACCATTGTCACAATTGCGATCTTGGATTGAGGATGTGTTGAGGATGGGGTTGTCATTCTTTATAAAAAAATTGAATCCTTTTTGTTTAATATTAATGTTAAACAGTCAAAATGTCCTTAAATAATTCTGATTCCACCAAAATGGAAAATTATCTCAAAAACGAACAAGGTATGTTTGTTTGCCCATACAAAAATTGTGAAAAAGTGATTAAAAATCAAAATACTATGTATTATCATATTTTAAGACATAGTGAAGAATTACCATTCAAATGTACTCGTTGTTCACAACAATTTATACAACGTAATGCATTGATGAGTCATTTAGCGACCAAGCATGCCGATAATTTGAAACTTTCTGCCGAAGAGAAAAAACTGTTAAATGTTGCCGAAAATCCGGTGGCCAAAGTATCATTTGCCTGTCCAGCAAAAGGATGTAAGCAAGTAAATCACAATAAGGGAAATATATTAGTACATTATGCGCGAACCCATTTGAAACAATGTATTCCCGCATACGTGAAAGGAGAGAACTGTAAAAATTGTGGCAAAGATTACGGTTCTCCATCTGCTTATTTATATCATAGCATCAACTGTTTTCATGATACGATTCCAGCTGATCAATTAAACATCATATCACGAATTAAATAAAGACCGTGATAACCGATCGCAGCAAAACCGAGTAACATCAACATCTCAAAATAGCGGCGGCTTGCGTCTTTTTTCAAGTATCCTAAAATGAGAAGCAATGGTGCAACGAGTAATATATGAATCCAATTGATCCATGCGCTCTTTCCATCCTTTAACTTAAGATAAGCTAAATAAGAATGGTAGAATAATATAACAAGACCGACGATACCGAGAACAGTAAATACCGGTTCAGGTGTGTTTTCACGTTGAAGTCCAACATAAACAAAAAATGGTCCTACAGCCAATGCATGAAAGGCGTGCTTTGCTAAGGATGGTATTGCGAATGACATCTCCTACCCTTGTCTATTATTTTTATCCGGGTCTAAAATAAGATGAAGCAACAGAAGCTTTATACTTTTTTACTTACTATTTTCGTTCTTGGCCTCGTCGGTGCCGTCTTCTATCGTATGTGGACACCCTATAGTCCCGCACACATTGACGATATTTGGGTCATCAATCTAGACCGTGATGGTGAGCGATGGAAAAACGTCCAGATGGCCACGGCTCGCTATGCGGATAAAGTTCATCGTTTTCCCGCAATGGATGGTAAGAGTATCGTAGAGCGCGAAAGTATCCATAACGAAGGTGTCGGCTATAACTTCACCCTTGTTCGTGGAAAGATGGATGAAATAGTCAATAAAGGTGTCGTAGGATGCTGGCTTTCTCACAAAAGATTACTCACTCAGTTGGGCGCCGAAGACCGTCAGAACGACTACGGTCATTTGGTGTTAGAAGACGACGTGGCTATACCCGACGATTTTTTGAGCGGGAGCGATGCATGGAGTCGTATCGCCGCCAATATACCTGGTGACTGGGATATGGTCTATTTAGGACTCGCCGGCAACGTCACGGGTATCCCGATTGCGGACAACATCATCAAATTGCGACCCTATCAAAAGGACCAATACGGCACACATGCCTATTTGGTGAAGCATGGTTCTTTGAAAACCAAGATTCTACCCGCTTTACGATTTATGACCGATGCAATTGATGAACAATACAACACTCTGTTCGGTGATTTGAACGCCTATTGTATTCGTCCAAGTATTATTGAACTCCATAGTGAACTCAGTAAGACTTCTAGCATCAATAAATTACAATAATGTTGGGGGGTGGGTGGTGTTTTATAAATTCATATTATTAATATTTGATTTAGCGGCAAGATTGCCGTTATAACGAATAACCGGTGGATCGCAAATATAAATATTCCATTGGTCCGCCATCATATCGTAATGGACATCCACTTCGTTCAACATATATTCCATACTAGGTAAAATCTTTGTTCTGAGGGCCCCGTGTCTTACTAAGTAAGCATGGGCTCCCCAATTACCCTTATTATAAGAGGACTTCATCTTCTTAATACCAGGAGCGATATCTGTACCGATGATTGGTTTCTTGATTCCTAAGAAAACCATATCCCAATCGGATGGAATATTGCCTGCCACTTTTGACCAGGCATCGTTGCTACTGCCCGTAAGAAAATCGGTAGGAAATTCCGCATCATCTTCACAAATCAAATGCGCTGTGCTATCACTGACCGGCATGGAGGCTAAATAGGTGAGAAGACGTTTATGCGAAATCCAGCATCCTACAGCACCTACATTCGCCGACGTAATTCTATCAGTCTTATCGTCTTTGTCAAAATCGCGCGATAAGGTGACCATGTAACCGACACCGTGTTTTTGTGCCTGATCGCGGGTCAAATCCTTACCGTAAGTTGCGGGGAAACGATGAACTTTATTCTTAATTTGCTGAGTTTTGGACTGAATATTTTGCCAACGTTCTGTGTCCTTATCTAGGTTAATTACCCAAATATCGTGAATTCTTGGCGCATTGAGCGATTTGTAGAGACCGAATTGATATAATAACCCTAGAATTGCTACTACTGATAGCAAAATTAAGGCTACACCCGTAAACTTAAAGGGCTTGATTTTAGCCATTCTTAATGAATGAGTAGATTTAATTTAATATGGTGGCGAGATATTCGGCAGATTCTAACGCTCCTTCCATCCATGTTTGATTCATACTAACCGATTCGCCGGTCAAATAGAGATTTGGTTCAGGATTATGGGCCTGCTTGGATGCAACTACTAGGTCGTAGTCACCAGGAACCCAATAGGTGCATCCGCTAGGCCATTCATGTTTATTCATGTACTTTGGTTTCGGTATAACCATATCGGGAAAAAGTTTCTGTAGTTCTCCGTTTATCTCTTTTTCAAGTTCTTCGCCGTCTATATTATTCCATCGGTGTGTGTCGTCACCGTCAGTATAAGAGATCATAATAAGACCGGTTTTAGGATTAATAGGAATAATATAACGCAATGGATTGTCGGTGACAATCTTATGCGGAATATCTAATGGCGGATCGTAAATTGCGTAAATACGTGTGAGAGGCGAAGTAGATAACTGTTTCATAAATGGTTTTCCTTTGAGAATGTCAAAATTACTGTATCCGCATCGGCAAGTTGCAATAATTATACGGTTTGCCTGGTATTTAAACGGTTTTTGGTTCGCTTTTTTGCCTGCAAGTCCTGTAACTTCAAACAAATCATCAGCGAGTCGCTTGATATTCGTCACTTTATGGCGGTTTTTGAGGACGGCACCCGCTTTTTCGGCGGCGTCGTGAAGATTGGTGGTAATTGCATCTAATCCTTCAACGACTCCAGCGTAATCGGCCGGCTTATCGGTTCCCATCGTATTTTTTGGGGCGAAAAGGGGTGCTGCGATGTCGGCGCGGAGCATGTGAATTTCCGCCCAGTATGGATAATACTTGAAAATGGAGTGAAGTTCTTTAGGGACGATTTCTTCTAATGTGCGTGTTTGAAGTTCCGTTTCGGGGGTCAATTCAATGATTCGTCGTATCGGCTCAAATAGAGGATGAAAGGGATTCGGTTCTCCATTAAAGGTGCTGTCACTAGAGATTGGGAAAGTATGGAGTCCGAATCGTTTGATAAGTGCGTGTACTCGTTTATGTTCATGAAAGATTCGGCCGGCTCCGATTTCGTACTGAATATCTTTGGCTGAATCTCGGTAAGTGAGCACTCGGCCTCCGTAAGCCTTATATTGTTCCAACACAAGCACACTGTCGGATTTCTTGTTAGCAAGAAATTCGGCAATAGATAAACCAGCGAGACCACCGCCAATGATGATAGTGCTCCCCACATTCATAGTCTTATTTATTAAAGAGATTCTATCCATTTACAGATTTCCTCAGTATTTGGACTTTGTAATTGGTCAACAACTTGCTTAGGACGGAATGCCATAAAGGTAGGGAATCCGCGGACTCCACAATAACCGGCGGTAAAGTCGTTCTGAGTATGTTCGCATTTCCAAAGGGTGAGTCCTTTGGCGGTGGCGACCTTATCGACCTGTGCGAGATCGATGCGTCGGCAAAAACCACACCAGGTGGCAGTAAAGTATACGAGAAAGGTCTTATCCGACTTTCTCATACCGTCAATGGGCTCTCCTTTACATTGCCACATTGATTCAAAATCGTCTTGGGTTTCTAACATCCTCATCCGTATTGGCTACTAATAACGTCATAGAATCCTTTTAAACCTCCTGCGACAACCACTGCGGTGAGCACGCCGGCGATCGCCGGACCTGGTCCGCTTGATAATTCGTATCGGGCACCGCCTGCTTGTGGTGCTACTGGTGCCGCTACTGGTGTTGCTTCTGCTGCTATTTCTGTTGCTGCTATTGGTTCTACTCCATGTGCTTTCACGGCTGCAACTTCAGCGGTGGCGACCTCTGCGCCTGCCGGTAACTTAGGCAACGAAAGTTCAGTAGGTAATCCGTATTGAGCTAATCCAGGCATTGTAGGCATATCGGGAAACTCAGGTGGTTGTATTGTTTTAGCAGTATTAATCGCTTTTACAACTGCCGGTGTCATTAATGGAGCGACGATATCCTTATATATACCGCTATATGATATGGTTGGTATAGGGACGGTTGGTACAAAATCCATCAATCCACCTGATTTAATAGCGTTGGCAGGAGTGTTAACCAAAAACACTTTACTATCAATTGGTTCTGAGAAGAAGAAGCTATATGGTAATGGTGCTGTTATACCTTTTTCTAATATGCTCTTAGTCATGAAGAGTGCGTGAAAACTATCCCAAAGAACCCAAATGAATCCGAACAAAAAGAGAAAGATATTGAAAACACTGAGCCCCTTTGCTAAACCCTGCCAAAAGTGTCCCATGTACATTCTATCAAAACCTAAAAAGCCAAAGAACACGGCCAAAAATGTATATAATATGTAAGACTTCTCAGCGACATATTTCGGTTTCGTGTCGGTTGTTGGCAAAATCACGCCTCTTCCTATACCACAAACCCAGTCAAATGGCGATGTAAGACCCTCATCTCTCACCTTCTTGCCATCGTAAATAATCTGTATTAAATCCCAAAAATACCATAATCCAAAACCGGTTATGTTCGATAAAAACTTCATCATACCGGTATGATAACTTCGTAAATAGAAGTGATCCGCTCCAAAAAGTCCAAACACTACTGACAAAACTACGAAAACATAATAGTTGCGGTCAGCATGTTTCCAAGTATCAATATCCGAAATATGATGCGGATTACGACCGCCTTCGCCCGTTGCTACATCCGGTGATATAGGCGGCGTAGGTGGTGCCGGTGGTGTAGGTGGCGCAGGTGGAATAGGTGGTGCCGGCGGAATTGGTGGTGCCGGTGGTGTAGGTGGCGCAGGTGGAATAGGTGGTGCCGGCGGAATTGGTGGTGCCGGTGGTGCCGGCACCGCTTGTCTTTCTCCATCGGAAGACATCTCTAATGGTTTTTATCAATTTATACTGTGAATAGAACGCCACCTAATCCAGCAACGATACGCAATACATTGTAATTTGTTGCGTAAGTTGTGACACCTGATGGATACGATTGTACTTGTGGATTCATAGACAATTGTAATACAATAGAATCCAATCGACTACCATTACATGTGCCCATAGGCTGTTCCGCCTCCGGGGCTAAACTGAATGAATATACGTAAATGAAATCGTTTGGAATAGCTGTATGTCGTTGCCATGGCTGCATCAAGCGGAAATATTGGGCCGCCTGCTCTTCAAAACGGTCATAACCGTCAAACTGAAGTAATGCGGTGGCAATAATATCCAAGTTTGGAATACCGGTTTCGTTCAACATACGACTGCCGTAATTGAAATATTCGTGTGCTTGAAGCATACGGTCTTCGTTTACGACCCACACCATCTCCTTAATCGGATTGTTGAAGACGAGAGGAACCGAAATACGGGTGGTGTTCAAAGGGATACTATAACGCTTCTGTTGTTGGACCTGTTCAATGAGATATTCGTGACGCGATGAGACAAAACGACGACGTTCCTCAGTATCCAAATAAATGTAATCACCCCACATTACCATGTCGGTAATAATGACCGGATTTTGCGTAAGCATCGTTGGTTGAGGAGTTCCGTTAATAACTGCGTTCTCCAAACTATTGCTGAAGACCATGTCGTTGCCGTTCTTGAGACGAATATAGAAACGAACCGGTGTAGCCTGAAGAGCGATAAGTGGTAAGGAGAGACCAGGATTCTTACAAAACCAGAAATCTAATGGGACGAGGAGATTGAGAGGACCCTGTTGAGACTGGTCATTGAATACTTCTTGTATGCCTGTCATAGCATATACACCATCCTTCTTTGACCCCGGTGTAGTAAGCAGTGTCCATAAGTACATCCATTCACCATAATGACGGTCTACTTCCTGTTGGCCGATCCAAATACTAATGTAATCTATCATTGCGTAACCGACACCATTGACCCAACTAACTGAATTCGTAATCTGCGAATAATTGGTGGGTTGTTCGGTAATTACACCCTGAGGATAAGGCTGAGGACCTTGTGGCGTAATTTTTGGCAAATTAATCTGCAGATACACCTGTGATAGCAGATCGCCTTGACGTGGTACTGTAACCGTGATTAATTTTCCAAAGTCAACGGCCGAGTCAAAAGGGATTCGCTGAGTTTCAATACTGAAATTTGTATAACGACGATATACCTGTTTGAAAAAAGTTGTCTGTGGATTACCGGAAAGATATATATCTTGTCGTCCGGTGGCAACTAATTGTAGGAGTCCTCCTGAATTGGACATTTTACTCTTACTTTATAATGTTGTTTTTAGACTCTGCCTTAGCTCTGTTGCGGTCTGCTATTATTCCCAAAAATGAGTCATTACGGTAGAATGGCTTATCAAACAGGGGCTAATTTGAATGCCCTGTTGCTTCAACAATTGAACTTTCGTACGAGTGGGAACTATCCTATCTCCTCACTTTACACACTCTATGCGAATGGTCAAGGGCAGACGTATTGGAGTAATAGTGTTAATCCTTCAATTATTTCAACACTCAGCGGTGAGATAGACCAAAATTATATTTACTTGAGTACTCTTATTGACTCAGAATTGGGTAATAGTACAATTTCTAGTGAACTAAGCACATTTGAATACTATACATATTCAACATTTAGTACGGTCTTTTATGATATAGAACTTTTAGCAAATCAATCCACTTCTTTAAATGACGCATTTTTATCAACGGCAAATTCTTTTCAAATACAACTTAATTCGTATTACCAAAGCACAATTGATGTAGCTTATAGTACCCTTAACTCCTTACAATCGTTATCCTCTTTTTACGGATTATTAAGTACTAATAATATTCAATTTGCCTACGCACTTTCAACAATGAGTACCGGCATCGGTCTCCAAGACGCAACGACTTCTACGCTATTACTTAATTACGTAGATGATGCGATTGCCTCTACTTTTACATGGACCGCCGGTCAAATATCAACCATAGCCTATTTTTCGGCAACCAACGATTCTCTGAATAATTTTAGCACAGCGATAAATTATGCGTTACTCAGTACTTCTACGGGACTTTCAGGAGAGATTGATGCTACAAATGAATTTGCGCAATATCTTAATACGGTTGCCGGTATTAACAGTACTGCTATTTTGAGTACATCTAGCGGTCTTAATGATTTAATAACATCTCTAAGCGGCGAACTTTACGGTATTAGTACCGGTCTTTATACATTATCAGGCGAAGTGGTTTCAACTATTTCAACTGTAATTGGGATTGGTAATATGTACGCAGTTGATATCCCGTTTTTGAGTACAAGTGTAGCAGATAATGCTGCGCAAATTAGTAGTCTCAACGCACAAGTGAGTACCATCACAACTAGTAGTATTTTAGAGGGAATTTACGCATCATTTATTGAGTTAGAGGCGTATACTGTTGCTCTTATTAATAGTACAAATAATGCGGCACTCAGTTCTTTCAATTCGCTTCAATTATCAACTACATTATATCTTGAAAGTACCAATACTGCTTACGTTTTCTTTTTATCAACAACTCTTTCTACTCAAACAAATATTCTAGAGCAGACTCTCACCTCTTCATTATATACATATGTATCTACATTTACCTCTACTACAACTGGGATTATAGGGTCGTTGTCAACATCTGTATCTACAATTTCAGGAAATGTTTCAACTTCTATATCTACAATCACCGGCGACTTATCAGGCGCTCTCTACACACTTTCAGGTGAAATATCAACTGCACTTTACACGCTATCAGGTGAAATATCTACCATTGCTGCAAATGCTAGTGTAATTGTCTCATCGGTTAACGCAGTTCAACAAATAGTTCTCACATCAAATAATTATGTTGGAATGCTTGATTTTGTCACTTATCGTAACTTCAACGTCCAAATTTATAATATTCTAAATTTGGCTAACAGTAGTTATAGTATCAATTACGATCCTAATACGCTTTCTAATGTAACATTACAACAAGGTGTAATTCTAATTGATGTTAGTACAAATACGCAGGCTTATACACAAAGAAATAATAAATTATTCATGAATTTCAACCGATGGGGCACAATCAATAATGGAGCATATTCAGCGTTTCCTATGTTGGCAAATAGTGCCTATAAAATGGAATTCATCTATAGTCTCTACAATAGTAATCTCTATACAAGTTTAACGAATGTTTGGCCTTATCAAAATACCTCTAATATAAATGTTTCATCTGTACAAGATAATACCGCGCTTGATCCTTCTTATCTCGGTATATTCTCTACAGGAACTCAGTTGGAAGTGACATGGCAAACTTATCTTTTCAGTACATTCATTGCCAGTTATTCATCGTTTGTTGCGGTTGATGTAGATATTAGCGGTGCCTTGATTCAAACATATGGACCATACTCTTATAAAACAAGTAGTATAACAATTAATATGCCATATGGAGGATATCCTGCTGGAACCGGTTTTGTTAGTACAAACTTTGTATCATATATTGTTGGAGAACCTGCTCAAGGTTCGGTATTTCAGGCTGCGGCATACTATCCTTAAATTTCTAACAAAAAGATAGTAGAATGGGTGCGGCTATTAGCACAATCGCGCCTCGCATAATTATTCCAGGTTTTTTCGTGGGTCAAAAAGTACAACAGGGTGACTCATGGGATCGTATCGCCGTATCGGCTACATTTACCATCTTCTTTATCGTAACTATTACTACCGCTTTCTCGTCGTATCCCAATCTCGCTATCATACCCGCTATTGCCTGTATAGCCTATTCGCAGATTATGATGCATCCCGAAGACTCCGATAGATGGCGACATAGTGATTGGCTTCTGACAACTCCGCTTATGCTCGCTGCGCTTCTATACGTCAACGGTGTTTCGCTAGAAGTGATACTTTCAATGGTCGCATGCGATATTCTTATGATTGTTGCCGGTTATCTTGGAACCAAGGCGAAAGAACCGTTAGAATCCAAAGGATACTTCGCACTCGGTATGCTTGCGTTTTTACCAATTATCGGCATTCTTCTTCAACAGACGCTACATAGAGCGGCGGTCTATTTGACCCTCGCTGTCTGGTCGCTGTATCCGGCCGTTTATTGGGCTGAAGAGTATAGCACTGTAGATAAGAAATATACTACAATCGCCTATGCGATAATGGATTTGATTTCAAAAGTCGGTTTAGTGACCCTTATTCATGTTTAGTTAGTTGGGTTAAAGACAAAACTGCGTGATAAAAATAACACCATGGAGGCTCGTCATCCTATCACTGGAAAACCTATTCGTATTTTACGCTCTGAACCGCAAATCGTTACAGACCGTAAAACCCTTTTATGGGCTCGTTCATCGTTCAAACCTAGCCCCCGTTGGAGTCGTTGGTACTCTGTTATCACCGAAACTGGTGCTATTGATGTTGTAGGTGCCGATGCCATCACCGCCGACGTTCTCGGTGCTGATGCGAATCTTGACGAATGGATGACTGCACTTGGCCCTGTACTTTCTGACAAATCGGAATGTTTGATTGTGGGACCGGCGGCCGTTTTAGACGGGCTTGAAGGCCGTGGACTCAAATGGCCTCATACTCTGATAGTTGAAGAACTTCATGAAAACTATCCGTTTTTAGGTGAACCGATTAAGGTCGGCGATTCTGTTGAGAAGGTAATTTTGGCACTCGCTCATCTTTTACGCATGAATGTGGTCGCATGGAGTTCTGGCGTGGAGAGAGATGGATTGGACCTCGGTGCGCGAATGATGTACGATGCCTGGTCCCGTTCAATGGAAGGGACCCGCTTAGTTGCGGTTGCTGAAGGGAGCGATGACAGCGTCGTTCCACAAACCTGGCTCATCCAACAATACTTCAAGCATTCAAATGGACGCCGCGCTCGTGAAATTCGCACCTGCCTTGAACGCAACATTGGGTGCGGATTGATTGATAATATTTTACTTTTGAACGAAATGGAGTATCCTGACCTTCCTAACAGTGAAAAGATTAAGTCGGTGGTTATCGGTCACCGACTACAGTATTATGACGTATTCAAGGCGATTAAGGAATATGTGCCAGCGGGTGCCTTTGTAATCTTCTCCAACTCCGATATCTGGTTCAACGAAACGTTGTCTTATTTATGGAAGATTCGTTTAGCCGAGAACCGACTGTTCTTGGCACTTTTACGATGGGAAGATAAGGGAGCCGGTGGTGGCGATCCGCACATATTCGGACCACGTGCCGATTCCCAAGATACATGGATTCTCGCACGTGACTCGGTCGTTGGCGACTTTACTGAAGAAGAATTCGGTTTTCCATTCGGTCAGATGGGTTGCGATAACGTAATAGCAATGTTGATGTTACGTCATAAATTTCTCGTCGTCAATCCTGCCTATTCCATCAAAACTATGCATCTTCATAATACTAACATTCGTAACTACGAAGCCCGTGATGTTCTCTACCGTCCCGCCTTTC